GGTGAAGATGGCAACACCTGTGATGGGCCGTTAGCGGCTTGAAAGATGATGCCATCTACGGTGACGCGATCAAATAATGCCTTGATGCGTTCTGCAATCGTTAGCGCTACGGCTGTGCCATCACCGATCGGGGCGTATACATTAACCGCTAGCACACCGTTCTGCCGGTTGAAGCCAGCGACCGTAGCGTATGCATCATCACCAAACCGAAGCGATACCTCCACCCACGGTGCATTATTTGGTGGATTGAATGGTGCATTGCTGTAATGGACAGGGTATGGCGGTGCCTGACGCATTTCAGTGGCGATACGCTGCTCGATCGTGTAGCGGATTGCTTCTAGCGTCATGATTCACGCCCGATGCGTTCCGCTGCATCACGCGCACGGGTGCGGATGTCATTTGCGATGTTATCAATCCACCCAGCAGGCGCCTGCGTGCTGCCACCCTTGCCGATGATACCGTCAGCTAACTTTTCCGCATACGGCAGACTGTTGTGCACGCTGTAAACGTTACCAAGCTTCTCATATGTTGGCGTATAGTTAAGCCCACGCGGTGATGCCGTCATCGGCTCACGGGGTGGTTTCGTCAGCTGACGGCTTAATGGATTAGATGGCTGCTGTGGGCCGGCATCATATGCACCAGTAGCATTTTCACCAATCTGCCAGCTAAAACGAAAGCGGCCGGTATCAACCGGGCTAGCTTGCTTTAGCAGTGAATCCGTTTCAAATACAACATGACGCAGCAGCTTCTCCGTCTGCTCCTGCGCGTAGTCGCCAATCTGACCGATGGTGATCGTACGGCTCATCAGTCCCTCAGTAGCAGCTCATACGTGATCGGTTGGTTGTCCTGCTCCACCGTAAGCACCTGCACCACTTGTAGCTCACGGTCTGCAATGATCACGCGGTCATCAGGCGTTGGTTTGCTTGATACTGCATTAGCAGCAATCAGCAGCCGCTTATCACCAGCTTGCACGATGTCATTCACCTCGCGGCGTGTTACATCCTGCAGCACACCGCGAATCACCACATCAGATACAAACTCACCAGACCGGCCGGTTTCGGGGTTATACTCTCCCGCTACCACCGTTCGTAGCGTCACGGCGCCACCGAACTTGGCAACAAGCTTGCCGGCTGCTTTGCTAAGCGATGATGCAAGGCTCACAGGTCGTAAGCGATGAGTTTACCTGAGGTCAGCGTAACGCTCTCGAATACGCCGTAAATGCTGCCGCCTGCAGGGATCGGCACTGCCGTGAACGCATTACCGCTGGCACCCTTCACCACCGCTGATGCAATGACCGTTGCCTCCAGCGCGTACAACTCACCGAAGCGGCCAGTATGAGCTGCCGTATCGCTGATGTACTCAAATCCTACAGATTCGTTAAAGTCCATGTCAGCTCCGGCGGATGGCGATATTGCCCGGCCCACTTATTCTAAGCCCAATCAGGTATCGTTCCACCATCGGCGGGATGCGATCAGCGCCAACAGAACCCATAGTATTGGGCGTCACGCTGATGCTGCCGATACTGACGGCCTTGTAATCTTCAAGACCGCTTAGCTCCAGTGCATCCGGTGCACCATTCAGGTACGCCGCAAGATATGCCTGTGCATACTTCACCTGGCTTGGGATTTCGGAGTCAGTAAAATAATCAGTCGTGATCCTGAACGGAAAGCCAACCGCATAGGTGTTGGTATAGGTATCAGGTTTGCGCACACCACTACGCGGCCATTGCATCGACTGCTCATCAGTTGATCGTGCACCAAGAAACCGCTCACGATCTAGGCGTTGCGCTGCTGTATAAAGCGCACGGTTTTTCTGGTCTGTGGTAGCCGTTGCCCATGCTGCAATCGCATCCGACTCCACAAAGCCATCAATGATGGCGCTAGCATCAGCCAGCGTTAGGTAGCTGTTCGCGTTTGCGCCGCCCACTGTGGCGTCGATTGTCACGGCCATTGTCGGGCGTCTCCGCGTCTACATCAAGGCTAGGGGTTATCGGCTCTGCAGTGGCAGAGGCTGCCGCCAAAGCAGCAGCCTCACGCTCACGCATCCGCCGGAAGGCGAATAAACCCATCAGGCAACAGCCGAGGCGACAGAGCCCAGTCCGTAAAGCGTGATGGCTTCAGAGCCGGCGGTAACGTTTGAGACGTAACCAAGGAAAATCTTGGCTGCGTTCTGCGCTACCGTCGCGACACCAGAGATGGTCACGTTAGTGCCACCTTGCATGGTGATCGTGAACGCACCCGCAGATGCGTTCAACACCACCACCTGGAACACCGTGCCGACCTTACAGTCACCGCCGATTGCAGCCACGATTGCAGCAGCAGTAGCGGTGGTGTAAGTAGCGGCAGCAGTTGGAACGCCACGGATGATGACGTTGTAGCTGTTGTCGGTGCTGAGGGTTGCGGTAGCAGTAGGAGCCGCCAGCTTCATGAAGGCTGGCAGCAGCGGGGCGGGAATACCGCCCAGATCAAAGATGGAAGCCATCGTTAGGTGCCTCAGTAGTTGGAGGTGACAGTACCGCGCACGATGCCGAGGTTCTTCACCTCATACACCCGCGTCCAGTTGCCGACGGTAGACAGCTGCGCCTGAGTGGGGTTCACAGGGCCGCCCCAGCGTGCACCAACAGGGTGGTAGCAGTAGTGCAGGTCGATGCTCATTGCATCTTCCTTGGCCAGGATGTCGCGGTCAACTTCAGTTCGCAGGCCGGCCTGTTCGCCGCTGGCGATAGCGCCTTGCGTGAAGAAATAGATCGGATAATTAGTGCTGGTCGGCACAAGATCATCCGAAACGATCACCCGCATACCCATGTAGGTAGGCACGGTCACTTCACCCGTATAGGCGTTGACGATGCTGCCACCAAAGGCGTTGACGGTGCTGGCACCGCTGGCAGCCGTAGCGAGACGGGCCTCGGTGTTGGTGACGTACTCGATCGCCTTGCGTTCTACCAGGTCGTAGTAGATCGCGCTATGGCAGGCAAAGGCCACCAACTTATCCCCTTGATCACCCAGCAGGCTGCGTGCCTTGGCGCACTGGCGTGGGCCGAGGGTGGTCATGCCGCTGGTGTCAAAGCGCAGAGCGTCAAAGGCAGGGGAGTCAGAGCCGGTCAGGCTGCCGAACACACCTTCAAGACACTTGTACAGGTCGGCCTGCTGTTGGTTGGCAACGTATTCACCAACCTTTTGACCGATGGCAGCCATGGGGTCGGAACCTGCAGCCAGAGCAGCAAGGTCACGGGCCTCAAAGGCGCGGCCACGGTGCAGGATCACGCCAACTTGCTTGTCAGCAGTGATTTTGCCGGGGGTCAGAGAAGAGCTGTCAGACAGCACCTCAAAATCGCCAGACAGGTTTGCCTTCCAGAAAGGCACGTTAACGAAGTCACCACCCTCGGTTGCATTCAGTTCCGCCATGGGCTGCACAACGCCGCTGGCAAGAAACTGGTTCCGCTGCGTCGATTGCTCGATCACATACGGAGTAAAAATCTCAGGGATGATGACATCAGAGCGAAGAGTCGCCATGATGAATCCTTAGGTAATTTGCTGTTTGCGGGCGTAACCCAATAACGGAACGGCGTAACCATTCACGTTTGACGGTTACATCTTAAGCAGACGCAGCCGCAGTTTTCAATTTTTCGTACAGATCACGATCCGTGCGGAATAGGCGCGACTGCTCGGTGAGGTTGAAATACTCGGGCAGGAAGGGATTTTTGATCCCGACAGGCACGTCAGTGTTGCTGACCTTGGTGCCAACAGGTGCGCCAGAGCCTTTCACGCTGGGTGCCTTGAACAAGTAACCGCGTTCGGCCTTCAGACGTTCAACCCATTGATCCATGGGAATTTCGTTGTAGCCGTCAACAGCAATGGGGTTGCCGCTGTCGTCAAGCTTCAACTGATCACGCACCAAGCGCAACGCATCATGCGGATTGTGGGCACCCTGCTCAGCAAGAATTGCCACAACACGATTATCAAGTTGATTAACCGTCAGTTGCGATTCAAGTTCAGCAATACGCTTTTTGTATCCGTCTTCACGCTCTTGAAATTGTTGAGCGTACTGTTTAAGGGCTTCGTCGTATTTGCCCTTTGATTCAAGTTCCTCTTGTTCTTTCTTTCGTTTGAAATCAACAAGTTCTTGAATATTGACACCATCAGGCAGGGCTGGCGTCTTTTCCTTGGCTTCTTTGAGTTT